GCATTCCACACCGAAAGCCGCAGGCCGTGCGCCCGGCTGCCAAGTGAGGCGATCACGATATGCACGTTTTCGCGGATGATGCGGCGCCGCTGTTCGATACCCATAGTCCGAGCAACCAAATGTGTGCGTGCGCGAAAAGTTGTGGTATCTTCAGTTGGGTCACGCGATTTGTTCCCGGCATAAAGGCGGTAATCCGAGGTCACTACGTCCAAGAATCCGACACGCCAACGGTGCCGCAAACACCCAAGATAGATGTGCAGTTCTTCACCGTTGTGTAACGATTCATCCCAGCCGCCGACCTGCGCAACCATGGCGCGGCGATACATCGTGGATGCACCCGAAATGCTATTTCTTTCCAGTTCCGTTTCGAGCGAGAATCCAATCCCCAATAGCCGCCGATGCCGCTTCATTTTCTTTGCTGTCACTTCCTCCAATAGGTTGCCATCCGCGTCTATGCAATTCGCTTGCGTGAACGCGATCCCTACCTCGGGCCAATGGTCCAGGTAGGTCGCCAGCTCTGCCAGCTTGTTCGGGTGCGCGCGGTCGTCATCATGCTGGATCATGATGTAACGACCGCGCGCGTGAGGGAACGCGAAATTCAGGGCCGCAGACTGCCCGCGGTTCGATGGCAACTCAAGATAGATCACCTCGTCGAATTCACTAGCGACCGAGCGCGCGCCAGGGTCGCCATCGGACACCACGATCACCTCGTAGCGTTGCCGCGGGTAGTGCTGCTTCAAAGCTGTTTGGATGCTTTCACGGAGCATGACGGGGCGATGGTACGTGGGGATGATTATGCTGACGACGATATCGTCCTTCACGAGGCGAGACATGATTTCACGTACCCCCAGGCTGTGCCGTCGCGGAATTCATCCAGGTTCCATTGGGCATAGCAAACACAATTTATGAATGCGCACCATTCCGCCTTTCGTGCGATGTGCGGGGTTTCGATGCTGGCCAGGTCCGTGTTGGCGATGCCCGCGTAGGACGCGCCCGGGTGGCAGAACACCGGCAGCCCATGGAGCAAAGCCTTGAGCCCTGCGTTGCTGTTGCAGGTGACGCAGGCCCACGCGTTGTCAAACGCGTACTCGAGCGTCATCACGGACGAATCGAGGCCGTCATACTTCGCAAACGGCGTGCGGTCCTTCGGGTGCCGACGGAACACAATCGGCCGGCTGGTGTGCTGCGCGATACGGTTGCGCGTTTCCCGCCACCATGCGGGCATGTCCTCGATATCGTGCTGGCCGTCGCCGGGCTTCTGACCCAGCACGAGGATGTGCCCGTCCTGCTTCCGGTTCAGGCGGGGTTTCTCGATGCCAAGTGCAAGACGCCTGTCATCAGGGCAGGGCCCGGCCGGTAGGCTGTTGAGCCCACCCCAGACCCACTGCAAGTAATCGTCGTCGGTTGCCCTGAACTTGTCATTACAGCGACGGATGTGTCCGAGTTCGATGATGGACACGGGCACACCCGCCGCGTTGTAGGCTTCTGCGATCGTTCTATCGATAGGCTGCGCACCCGTGACGATGACGGCATCGAAGCCGCCCTCGAATTCATCCGGGCGCCAACGCTCCGGCCTGCGGCCCGCCACCCGATCACCATGGCAGCGGATGCCGTCCATGATGGCCTTGGCGTAGGGCAAGCACGTATTCTCGAAAAACAGCAATCGCATATCGTTCTCTCTCCTCTCGTATTCGTGCGATTACGCGACAGACGAATAGGCCTTGATGCGCACGCCCGCCGTGTACTTCACGCTCGTGGTTTTTTGGTCCCAGTTCGAGCCGGTCGCCACGTTCGCGGCGGTCGGATTCACACCACCGTTCGACTTGTCCCAGCCGTACCCCTTCAACCCGAGGTTGTAGACGTACTCGGCCTGATAGCGAGCGATGATGTTTTCCTGGCCGGACACCAGGTCGAAGAGCACAGTGCCGGGCTCGGACTCTTCGATCACAATCGCGCCGGGAGTGAGACCCAGGACGATATACCGCATGTCGGCACTACCTGAGGTGCCTTCGTACAGCGCCGTTGAATCCGTCGTCACGAAGGGCTTGTTCAGCGTGCCGACGTGCCCCTCGTTTACCACGACACCGCCAACGTTGGCGATCATGTTCGTGGAATTCAGCGAGTTCACCAGGAGATCCGAGAGTGCGCCGGAGTGGCCCACGAAACAGACAATCGCGTCCGCGGCATCGCCGAACTTGTTGACGCCCTTCACCAGCTTGTCGTGGGTAAGGGTGGGCGTGGTGTCGCTTGACCCGTCGTAGTTCAGCGCGGCCACGTTTTGGATGGCGGCCTCCAATGCCGACAAGCTGGTATTGAGCATCTCGGCGAGCTTGTCCTGCGCGGCCTGGAAACCGAGCAGATAGGACATTTTCTCCGACGTGCTGCCAAGCTTCTTCCACGCATCGACCGTCATCCCAACGGGGCCGATCTTCCGATTGAGCTTGACGTTGGCCGTCTCGGTCATCGCCATGCTCAGATCGGTTACGTCTGCCGTGCTCGTGATGTCGCGCCGCGTCACCAGATCGGCCACGCGGGTGAACTCGGTCACGTTCTCGTAGTCACCGGGAATCAGCCGGGACTTCAACACGATGGCGCCACGCGTTGCCGCGTTGAAGAGCGCCAGTTGCTGGCCGTAGCCTTCGATGAGCCCGAGCGTGTACGCCTCGGGATTGTAGTAACTGAATGCAGATCCGACGCCAGTTGCCATGTTTCACCTTTTCGCGATCACTTGCCCGCATTGGTGATGAACTTGGAATAGGCAGGCAGGCCGATTTCGGCCAGGAGTGCCGTGCGTTCTTCCACGCTCATCTTCGCCAAGTTGACAGAGTCGCGTCCTTTTTCCCCCGCGCCTGCGGGGCGTTTGCCTGTGTCCAGGCGCTGGGCCACTTCGGCGGTGCTGCGCTCATCCACGAGCGCCTTGATCGCCTGTGCCATTGCCTGGACGTCTTCCACGGTCTGACGTGGTGCGAGTGCAATGTCCGTGACGTCACCGAGTCCGGCTTCCTTGAGTGCGGCTGCGGCCTGTTCGCGGAATTCCGCGGCCGCGGCCTTCGCTTGCAGTTCCTTGAGTTCGCGGTCCTTGACTGCGGCCAATTCCTGGAACTCGCCCTGCTCGCGTAGCCGTTCCTCTTCGACCTTCTTCCGTTCGACTTCGGTGGCGGCCTCTTGTTCGCCCTTCCACTTCACTTGGGCCTTACGGACGCACCTATCGACGTCGGTCTCGGTGTACATCTTCGTCTTGGGGTCCGGTCCGGTCTTGTCCACGGCATCGGCCACGGCCTTATCGGCGGCGTCCTCTGCGGCGGGCTCGGCGGTCTCGGTTTTGACTTCGTCGCTCACGTTTCGTTCTCCGTGTTTGCGAGCCGCGTCATCGGACGGGGTCCGCGCCTCTATTCACACAGCGGCCTATGCCGCACAGGGCTATGTCGCCTCTTCTTCATCTGCATTGCGTGCCGCCTCTTCTTCCGCGTCGATTGCGTCCTGGGTCGCCTTCGCCCGCGCCTTGCCACGCCGGTCCATGCGCGCACGTTGCGCTGCGCTCGTGGCGTACGCCGTGGTGCAGCGGCATCGCGGATGCGCCGGCGGTGCTGCATTGCCGGAGGGGAAATTCTTCTTTAGCGGTACAGCACCATCGGCCTCATTGCCAAGGCACACAGGGCACACACGCCCATCGCCAACAGCCATCCACACCTTGGCCGTTGCACCGCGTGACTCGGCCCGCTGTAGCTGTGCCGTCTCGGTCGCCACCCGCGCCTCATAGCTGGCGATTGTCTCGCGCCGGTCAGCGAGCAGGGACTGGTAAGACTGTTCGAGCGATGCCTCGGATGCGCCCGAGTCCACAAGCGCCTGGTAGCGCGCAGCCCGCTGTGGGTCAAGACCCTTCACCATGTCGAGCTGCGTGGCGATTTCGTCCGGGTGCAAGCCCTCGGCCAGTCCGTTGGCAATCGTCTGGCCCATCGTGTTGAGGTCTGTCTTTGCGATGCCAACGGCGAAGGTCTTGGCCTGCTCGCGCGCTTTGTTCTTTGCGAGATGCGCCGCCGTCTGGTAGGCTTCGTCGCTCAGGTTGCCCGTGATGGCTGCGGCGTACTGCTCGTAGAGCGCGCCCTCCTTGATGCGGGCTGCTTCCTCGACGGACATGCGCACGTACTCGGCAAACGCGACGTACTCGGGCGAGCCGGCGGTCACGATTTCCGCCAGCTCGGACGCGGCGATCATGGCGTCGATTTCGGCGCCGGTGATCGCGAGGGGTTCAGCCATTGCTACCCCCTCGCTGCGGCGAGGATGCCGCTACGTTTGGCCGCGCTGTTCAGGCCGGATGCGATGGCGTCTGAGGACTGCTCGGTTGCGCCCTGGATATTCTCCGTCGCCTTGGCTACGCGGCCCTCGGTGCGCGCGGATACTTCATCTACCGGCTTGACGGACTCTTGGTCGTCGAGCTCCTTATCCCGCTCCTCTTCGAGTGCTGCCAGTTCGCGCTCGGGGTCCTTGATGCTGTGCAGGAGTTCGAGCCGCGTACGGTGGGATACCTGGTTGTCAAGCGAACTGATGGCCTTCCACTCCTCAATCAGGTTGATGGGCAAGGTGAATTGGATGTTGACGGTAAAGTCCTCGATTGCGGTTTTCGAGGCCCGTTGCCACATAGCATTGATAAGCGCCACGCGGTCGCGGAGGGACGATTCGAGGTAGAGCATCATCTGCGCCGCGCGTTGCTGCATGGGCGTGAATTTCAGCTTGAGCGCGATCCCCGTCGTGGAACCCGTGGCGCCCGTGATCTGCTCGATGTTTGGGCACTCCAACTCCATATGGATAATGTCGAGCGTGCGCTTCAGGCGTTCGATAATCGGGTTCGAGTCGATGACGCGTGTGAGGTAGTCAGCATCAGTCTCGGTCTTGCTGCCCATCGGGAGAATCCTATTCTCAGTGATGAGCTTGACGTTCTTCGGGTTCTCTAGCCAGCCGGGGTCAACACCGCGAATCACCATGATCGCATCCACGAACGCGCGGATGTCGTCGCCGGACATGCTGTCGATCTCGTCGTATTCGTCTATCTGTCCGAGCAGGTCATCGGTCAGGATGGACTCGCGCTCCTTGTTGATGGTCCACACCACAACCGGCACGCGCTCGTAGTGGTGTGTGGTGCGCTTGTCCTCGGTCCAGTCCCCGGGGCTTGCGCTGTAGATGCGGCTGTAGTCAACGATCTCATCGGCCGTGTACAGCGTCATGATTTCAAGATCGTCGATAAGGAGTTCTTTATTGTGGACCGTGCCCGAGGTCAGCACGACGCGACGTACAGCCGCACACAGTTCATCGTCGCTGTCCCACACCAGCGCCCACTCGCGCGGGTCATGGGTCACGATGCGGATGCCGTCATCGGCCGAGAACTCGTGTAGCTCGATGCCGTAACCGCACACCAACGCGTTGCGCAGGTTCTCGGCTTCCTGGCGTGGTAGTTCCTGTTTATCGCTGAGCTCGCCGTACAGGTCAAGCGCTGCCTTGTCCGCAACCTCGTCGTTGTAGGTGAGCTGGTAGGGCGAGCCGGTCAGGGCGCCGACGTACCGATGCACGCCGTAGCGCGCCCAGTTGGCCACGCGGTTGGTTTTCTTCTTGCCGTCCGGGTACGTCTCTTTGCGAAGCGTGATATCGTGGATGCCGTCGTAGTAATCGCGCCGGCGAATCTGCGACTTGCGAAGCGTCTTGTCCGCCTCCCAAATGTCGTCCAGCTGTGCGGGGGTAAACTTCATTTAGATCCCCAGCCTCGTGCGGTCGAAGACCTGCGGCTTGTAGCGGCGCCCGTGCGTGTGCAGCGCGTAGCGGGCCGCGTCCATCAAGTGATCCATGAACTTGACGGGCTCTTCAGTGAGCGTGCCGTCCTTGTCCTCACCCCATGTATAGGTGTGTAGCTCTTTCGTGAGATTGACGTTCTCGGCCTTGCTCCAAATCTTCAGGCCCTTTACAAAGGCGATGCCCGCATGGACGCTGCCCTGGCCCTTGCGTGCGGGTTTGATATTCCACCCCTTGCGGCGCATCTCTTCGATGCGGTCCGGCTCTGCGCCGTCGCCGTAGATGGGGCCCTTCTTCTGGACGCCGGTCTGCTCCATGCGGGCCATCAAGTCCGGCGTGGTAAGCCCGGACTCGTAGATCCGTTCGGTAGCGAAGTGTTCGTTGTCGCGTTTACCGAATTCGATGCAGGCGCAGGGGTTGTTGAAGCCGAAGTCGAGGCCCCAGAAGACGTCATGGAATTCTTTGGGCCACGCGCCCGGGTAGAACTCCCACGGCTCGTAAATCAGACCCTTGAGCAGACCCCACAGGCCCCGCGCGTAAATCTTCCACAGGTGCTTGTTGCGCCCGCGCAGCGCTTCCAGCTCCTCCTTGTATTCATCATCGAGAAATTGGTTATTGATGTAATTGCTGTGATGCGTGCGCACGTTCTTGGCCACGACATCGAAAAAGCGTTTCTTGAGCCAGTGCATCATCGAGATTGGATTGAAGGTGAGCATGATCTGCTTGTAGTACCGCCACACACCGCGCAGCCGGAGGTTGACTTGCTCAAGGTCGCCCTCGTTAAATTCGGTGGCCTCTTCAAGCCAGACGCTTGTGGGCCGGTCGATAGACTTCAGCTTCTCGGGATCATCGAGGCCAAGCAGAAACGCGTGGCTGTTGTTCGGAATGAAGCGGATCGACATATCGGTCTTGTTGACATCGAAGTACTTCTCCCATCCCCAGTCTGCTATGACGGTGCGGATGTTCGCCCATGTGCTCAACCGATTCGACCTGGCGACCTTGCGCATCACGACGATCCGATGCCCGCGCTCTTTCACCATGCGCACGACCAGCTTCTGCGCGGCGAAGACGGACTTACCCGAGCCGGCGCCGCCCATCAACACGAGGAAACGGTGCGTGTCCCAGAGAAGGGGATAGAAGGATTTGTTAACGACGGTGGGCAATGCCGAGAGGTCAATCTGCATCAGCGTCTGCATCAGCGTCACCATCAGCGTCACCATCAGCGTCACCATCAGCGTCACCGTACTCGGCCTGCGTGGCTTCGATGTCGCTGCCCCAGTCTTCCGGCAGCTTCACGGTCAGCGTGTCGGCCGCGCCGCCGCTGTGCTCCGTGCGATCCAGGAAGTCGGCCTCACTGCGGCCAAGCAGCTCGGAGGCGCGCAGCCGGTCGCGTGTGGCTTCGCTGGGGTCGTAGATGACGGCAGTCCAGAATGCTTGCCGTTCCTCGCGTGTTGCGATGCGTTTCTTGGACGCGGAACGGGTGCGGGCTTCGATGGCGGCCTGCACCTTATCAAGTTTTAACAGCCTGCAACCCTGGACGTGTGCGGTCTTTGGTGAGTACCCGGCTTTGAGGGCGGCGGCGGTGGCGTTGGAATCGAACGCCTCCACGAATCGCCGTTGCATCACTGTGAGCCGGTCACTGGCTGCCATAGAAAAAGCCCAACTCCGTTGCCCGTGCACGGGAGTCGGGCTTGATAACCAGGGAGGCCTGCCGGCCTCAGTGCCTTAGCACCGTAGAAAGTATGGCAGATTCTGGACAGGATGTCAAGGGGGATTAACAGGGGGTCTGGGATGTGTGCGGGCGATTAGGTGAAAGAACCCCCGGCGCGGCCGTGAGGGTCAAGAAATCCGTCACGCTTTGGCTGAAGCCTTCCCCGGATGGGCATCTCGAAACCAGATAATCGAGGCCTTCAAAACCGCCGCTACCCGTGACCTAATCAGCATCGAAAACCAACCGTCTGCGAGTGGACCGCCGCGTCAAATTGCGAGGCAGAGGAATGAATAGCGTCATGGCGTCACATACCGACAAACGACCCTCGGGCGAAATTGTAAGTCCTTGTCCTGTAACGACTTCTGAATTAGCGTCAGTACCGACAAGCAAAACACCAAATGACGCTAACTCTAAGTCCTTGCACCGCAGCACTTTACAATTCCGTCAGTACCGTCCCTCTAAAGAGGGAGGTTTTGGAGCGACAGGATTATCCGGGACGCATGGAGCAAGTATCGCCCCGTGAGTCACCTGTGGCTTGCCTATCGAATAGGATGTGGGTGTTTGCAGGACGAACCAGAAGTGCCCCCCGACCATGTTGGGGAAGCATATCAGGGACTCTTGTTCACCCAACCCCGGAAGCATCTCAAGGGGTTCTTAGCCTTCGCTGAGGCCTTTCGACACGTCGGAGAATCTATGCTGCTTCCTGTCGATGTCCGCACTGGGAACCGTAATCACATCATCGATCCCCAAACCTCCTGGAAGATTACCGGCATCGACCTGCCCGAGGTGGACCCACCGATTCCCCCGCTTGAGGATGGGGAACTTGCCCTCTTGAACTATGAGGACGATCCCGCCTAAATCGCCTTTCCAGAGCACGGCCCAAAGACTCAAAGAATCCCCGAACGCCCATGTTTTCAAGGCGTTTCGGGGATTTCCTTGTGCCGAGTCAGCCATCCAAGTACGGATCAAGTACGAGGTGTGGTAAAAAGTCCTACCATACGTAGAAAAAGTACACATAGACAAATACCGCAAGTGGTCCGAAGACCAGGGCGAACGGTCGCTATCCCAGAAAAAACTCGGTATGTACTTGGAGGAAGCCGGATTTGAGAGCGTCCGAGACATGACAAAACGGTCTTGGTTGGGGCTGAGGTTGAACCATGTTCAATGACGCTTATGACACGTTTTCGCTGTTTCGGGAAAGTCCCATAGAAAAACAAATACAGGGAAAGTTCCCGAAAGGGGCGAAAACGCGTCATACGTGTCACGGAACCGAAGGGGCCGGCCGCTTTGGCAGGACATGCAGGAGCAGCACAAATGCTAGGTCGACCTGAGCATGACCGGACGCTACAAGACGCGGTCGAGACCGCCTTATGCCACGCGGCGCACGATGCGAAGTTTCGGATCTCGGATGAAGAATGGACGGTGTTCTGTACGGTGTTCTTGCGGCAATGGCGGCGCAGACACCTTCCACCCAAACCGCCGCGATGCGTGCCGAAGCCTGACCCGCTGGGAGATGAAGTGGACAGCCGCGGCCGCTGCTTCGTTCAGGAGGCGGCGCTCGGTCATCGTGCAGCCCCCCTTCCCGAAGTCGCGGGCTGGCTCTGTTGTTCGAGCCAGCGACGGACTTCCTCGAGATCAACACGAATGGCGGAC